AGGGGGAGTTTTTAAATAGATCGGGGTGTTTTGAAATTACATGAACTTTTCTATTATAACTTTTACTAATTTTTCTAACGATTGGTGTAGCACAAAGTGTGTCACCTAACGAATTACAACCGGCAATATTTATACAAATTTCTTTCATAAGTCATATAAAAAATATTATATAATGAAAATAAATACAGATTAAATCAACTTCTTTAAAAGATAAAAACTTTAATTTTTATTATTCCACATGTATTTTTAGTTTATGGAAAATATGAAAATTAAAATTATCACCATATTTATCAACTGGGGGTTCTAAATTTTTTAACACACATTATATGGTAATTTATAAAATAACAAACTTAATAAATGGGAAAATATATGTTGGTCAAGATATGGCTAATAACCCTAACTATTTTGGGTCAGGTACGAGGATATTAACATCAATAAAAAAATATGGTAAAGAAAATTTTATAAAAGAAATTATTGAGATATGTTCGTCTTTGGTGGAATTAGATGAAAGGGAAATTTTTTGGATAAAGGAGTTAGACTCAACAAATAGAAGTATCGGTTATAACATATGTGAGGGGGGTAGATCATATAGGAGTATGAGAGGTGAGAATAACCCAAGATATGGTATTAAATTATCTGAAGAAACAAAACAAAAAATAAGGGAAAAAAGAAAAAACCAAAAAATGTCTCAAAAAGAAAAAGATAGGTTGAGTGAATTATGGAAAGGAGATAAAAATCCAGGTAAAAATAAATCAGAAGAGACTATAAAAAAACTAAAGGAAGTTGCAAAAAAAATAGATAGAAGAGGAGAAAAACACCCAATGTATGGAAAAAAACATTCGGACGAAATAAAAGAAAAATGGAGTAAAGATAGGAAAGGTTTAAATATAGGGTCGAGTAATCCAGATGCGACTAGATATTACATAAAAACACCTGAAGGTAAAATTATTGTAATTGAAACCAGAAAATCTGTTATTGAATACTTGGGTTGTAGTTTAGGGTTTTTTGGAACTAAAAAGTATAAAAATTACGAACTAATAAATAAAGAAAAAATAAATAAGTGAAATTAAAAATATTATACATAGAACCACATTTGAGTACAGGAGGTGCACCCCAATTCGCGTTAAAAAGAATTCAGTCATTACAAAAATTTAAAAATGAAATAGAAATATTCTTAGTTGAGTATTCTAATTTTAGTGAAACATATGTCGTCCAAAGAAATGAGATCATTAAACTATTGGGTGAAGAACATTTCTTCACTCTTGGTGGAACAGGTGAGATTGCAAGAAAATATGGGTTAATTGATATTATTAAAAATAATAAGATTGATGTTATTCACTCTGAAGAAATGTTAGATGGTTTTGAGGCGTTTAATAGAATTCCTTTGGATTTATTAAATCAGATTTATTCTAACGATAGATCTTGGAGAATTGTTGAGACTTGTCATAACATATGGTACGACCCAAAAACGAATAAAAAATTACAACCTGAAGCATATTCATTGGTAACTCCGTATCATATGGATAATACCTTTAAGAGTACAAAACCGATGAAACGACTTTCTTTATACCCTTTCGAGAATAAAGTTAATTCACTATTGGAGGAATATGGAACCATTAAAGGTGTTAATACCGTACCTCTTATACATAAACTAAAAATAAGAGATGAGTTAGGTTTAGATTTAATGAAGACTCACGTATTAAATGTTGGTTTATGGACGAGCGGTAAAAATCAAGGAGAAGGTGTTGAGGTCGCAAGAACTTTAGTAGAATCTAACCCTAACATTCAATTTCACTTTATAGGAAACCAAGCACCAAATTTTGAGGGATATTGGGGTTCGATTATGAAAGACTTACCATCAAATGTAAAAGTATGGGGTGAGAGAAGTGATGTTGATAAATTTATGCAGGCATGTGATGTTTTCATGTTTAACTCAACTTGGGAGTGTAATCCATTGGTTGTTAGAGAATCGGTTAATTACGGGATGAAAATCTTAACAAGAAACTTACCACAATATTCAGGTATGTTTGATAATTACGTTACACCAATTGAGGGTGATGTAGAGAACATATCTAAACAATTATTAGATTTAATTGAAAGTGATGACTCGTATGAAATTCCTATGGATGATAGTTTCGGGCAAGGTCTGTTAGATCTATATAAAGAAGTCTCGGTTTTAGATATCACACAACAAGAACCGATTGAAAACGATTATGTTATTAAACAACATTTTGTTGTAAACCCGTTTTTTGAAATATTGGGTCAGGGGGATAGAGAATTTAATATTAAATTATTTGATGAAAAATCTTTGGTTTATGAAAACAACATTAAAATAAATAGTTGGATAAAACTCAATCGTGAATATTTTAGTAATTGGAAAACTGAAATTAGAGAAAATGGTAAACTAATATATCAAAACCAAATCAATTTAGAAAACAAACGTGTTTATATTTCATTTGGATCAAAATCCCTTGGAGATACATTAGCGTGGTTTCCCTATTGTGAAGAATTTAGATTAAAACATAAATGTAATTTAATTGTATCCACCTTCATGAATTATCTGTTCAAAGACCAATATCCAAACATAGAATTTGTAGAACCTGGTGAGTCCGTACCCAATATTCACGCACAATATAGATTGGGTTGGTTTTATAATGAAGATGGGACGATTGACACTAACAAACACAAAATTGACGTTAAATTACAACCACTACAAAAAACTGCAACCGATATTCTTGGTTTGGACTATAAAGAAATAAGACCAAATCTTAATTTACCAAATGTAGAAAAAAAGAAAAAAGTTGGAATTGGTTTTCATTCTACAGCACAAGCAAAATATTGGAACAATAAAAGTGGTTGGCAAGAAGTTGTTGATTACTTAAATAATCTTGGGTATGAATGTATGATTTACTCAAAAGAAGGTGATGGTTATATGAATAACTTTTACCCAAAAGGGGTTTCAGTTTTTAAAGGTGGAAACTTACAAGAGGTAATTAATGATCTATCTACTTGTGAATTTTTTGTAGGTCTTGGGTCAGGTTTGTCTTGGTTGGCTTGGGCTTGTAAACTACCCGTTGTTCTTATATCAGGGTTTAGTGAAAAATGGGCAGAAACAAAATTAGAAACATATAGGGTAATAAATGAAAACGTTTGTCACGGATGTTTTAATTGGGATAGATTGGATGCTGGAGATTGGAATTGGTGTCCTTTACATAAAGGAACTGATCGTCAATTTGAGTGTTCAAAACAAATAACATCAGAAATGGTAATAAAAGAAATTAATAAAATTATGGGTAAAGAAGAAAATACATTTCAAGTAGATGAGATTAAATTTGATTGGGGTAAAAAAAGTGAATGGTATGTGAGTCAAGCAACTCAAGAAATATTTGAGTATAACATATATGAAAGATTATTTGAAGTAGAAGAAGGTGATATTGTTGTTGATTTAGGAGCATCATTAGGTCCATTTACATATTCAATACTTCCAAAAAATCCAAAACAATGTTTTGTGGTGGAACCATTATCTTATCACATAGATATTTTAAATAAAAATGTAGGTCAAGAAAATGTTAAAATTATACAAGGAGCAATTTCAGATAAAAAGAAATTAGAAATCACTTGGGATAATATTACAGAAACTTCACCAACATTTACTTTTAAAGAATTTTTGGATGATAATAACATAAATAAAATAGACTTTTTAAAATGTGACTGCGAGGGGGGTGAATATGATGTGTTTTCTAAAAGTAATATTGAGTTTTTAAAAACTATACCAAAAATTGTTGTTGAGTTTCATTTAAGAAATGACGAAAACTTCCACCAATGTAAGTTCAGATGGTTTAGAGACAACATTCTAAATATGTTTGAAAACTTTGAGGTGTATTCTTTAGATGGTGTAAATATAAAGTGGGACTTGTACAACGAACATTTTATTGAATATTATAATGAGGTTATTTTTTATTTTAAAAACTAACCATTAGACGCTTTTATCCACTGACAACTAAGTGTGTCTGATGTACTAACAACAGAACCTGAAACAATTATATATTGGTCAACAGTCCAATTGGTTGTTAAAGTGGAAAAACCTGTAGTGTAGTTTCCCGAACCAATATCATCCCTAGTCGCGAATGATGTATTCAATACTATTGTGCCGTTACCAGACCCCGAAGCAACATCAATTGTTAGTCTACGATAAAGTTGAGCCGCTCTTATATTACTTGCAACTGATGTATTTGTAGCAACTAAAGTCGCACCACCAAGTAGTGCAGATGTGTTAACATAAAAATAAAAACTAAATAAGTTGTTAGCGGCACTTTTTGTAACACAAGTTTCTATTGTCACAATGTCCCCCGAAGAAAAAGTATTTGCAGGAATTAACAATGAATTAATTAGAGTATTAGAAGTTGAGTTTACACTACCCGCAGGTGTTGTAGTGGTTACAACTTTATATTTAACACCAACATTATACCCAATTATTTTAGCCATTTGTAATTCTAATCCATTGACAATTTAATATGTCAGATGCGTTGTCAACATCACCTGCTAATATGATATAACTATCTACAGTCCAATTTAACGCTAAATTACTTGGAAGACTTGTGTTATTATTGATATAGTCCTGATAAACATCAATAGTGTTCAATAAAACACTTGTTCCATTACCTGACCCATCAGATGTATTAACCCCCAATCTTCTAACGATTGGAATTGCAGTAAAAGTCGCACCTAAACCTACAAACTCACCGATTCTAATTGGTGAAGGTGATGAAATACTATCAGCACTATTCCAATATAATTTTATGTTTGATGTTGCGTTTGTATTTTGTTTTCTTGCAAAACATTCAACTTTTAATGAATCACCCGCACTAAATGTATTAGCAGGAACAAGTATGGAACCTAACTTACGCTCGGTCAATGAAGAAGTAGTTGGCTGAGGAGTTGTCAAATTAATAGTCTTAAAAGGACTATACATATTAAAACCTATTATCTTTGTCATAAGTCGTAAACATATTTAATCATAGATTGAGCATCAACAAATTCAATTTTATCAATCATAGTATCTTTGACTTTGAAAAAAATAATATTTTCATCCAATTCAAAAGAAACGTCTTCAGGGTTGTTAGAAAAATATCCACTATGACCTTCATCATCAACAATTGTAAATGTTAAAGTTCTTGGAACATCTAAAAATGAAGACCCTTCTGAGTCTGCAGACTTAACTAATGTGTTTAATTTTTTTTCTAAATATACCATTTTATTTAATTACTAACTTTAAAAAACTCGGTTCTAACTCCTGTACTTACACCACAAAAACCTGCCAATATAATGTAAGAGTCTATGGTCCAATTAAGTGCCAATCCACTTGATATGGCAAAAGTTGCCGCCGCAAAATCCGAATCTAAACCCGTACCAACACCATACGTAATTGAACCGTTTCCTGTACCATTTGCTACCGCAATTGAAAGTCTTCTATTTTGTTTATAACCAATATTTGAATTGGTTACGGAACGACTTGTAAGTTGTGTTGGCGTTGTTAAATCATCAGTTTCATTCCAATATAAATTACTACTAAAATTTCCTGATGTTAATCCTGTTAATCTTACAATCCACTCTATGTGTAATATGTCACCTGCAACAAAAGTATTTGCAGGAACATAAACTGAAGTTATTTTCTGATTTGAGGATGCATTAACATACGCACTTGGAATTCCACTTGTTAAAACAACTTGTTTTTTATCATAAAAATCAAAACCATTAAATTTTGTCATAATATTAAACCTCCACCCAACTATTATCAGGACTAAAATAAATTATTTCATTTGTTCCGTCTATACTATAACCAATAATTCTAATAACATCACCGCTACCTGATGGTGCTGTTGTTGTTACTTCTCCTGCGGTTGTTGAAATGTATACTATATCACCAGTATTTGTTACAAATCCTGAATTTCTAATATATCCTCTAACTAACATACCCTCAGATGGTGAAGAACCAAGAGCAAATGCTAACATTCCAGTGGCACCTGATGCAAAATCCGCATCAGTATCAACCCACGCTTGGGAACTATTTAAATAGTACAATCTACCGGCAGTTAAACTTCCCGAACCAAATGTCACAATATCACCATAACCATCTACTGATGTTGTTAATTCTGTTGTTGGGTCATGTATAAATTGGTAGTCACCTCTAACATCTAATTTACGATTTGGTCCGTTTGTTCCAATACCCACATGGTCAACACCAGCATCAATAAAAAGCAAGTTCGAATCAACACTACCTTTAACTTGAAAATCTGAACCCGCATTTGCCAAATCATTAAAAATAGCAGAACCTTGTTCTGTCAGAATTGAATAGTTATTTGTAGAAGCCCCATCAGAATTAATCCATACTCCGTAGTTATTTTTGGCATCATTAGAAACCGTAACTTTTAACCCATATTTATTCCCCGATGAAGTATCAACAACTCCAATAACATCAATCTGTTCACCATACTGTGTTGAAGGACCTGTTGGTGCATTCGAGTTTGTAATTTTAGACCCCCAACCATCACCAATACTTCCAAAAATTTGAGGTTCTATTCCTACATTCTTTAAAGAACCACCTGTAACATTTAAAAAAATTCCTGTATTGTTTTCGGTTGTCCCTAATACACTTAATTCCATTCCAGTTTTACTACCAAGTGAATTTCCATGGTCACCTAAAACCACACCCGTAATACCTGTATGAAACGAACTGTCTTTTGTACTATTATTTTGAAAACTAATTGCGGTATTGTCTCCGTATATCGTACCGTTACCAACGGCAACATTCAAACCTAAATTTGATAATACTGCATCATAAACTAAAATATCATGACCTGTTAAACCAGAAACAAGAGTTTGGTCCCCTTGACCTGTTACTTTTGAAGTAGAATATCCAAAACTTTGACTGGTTTGTGTTGATGCAACATGTAATCCAAAAATGTCGTTTCCTACCGTATCTAAAATAAATTGGTGTCCCTGAACCCCCAATCTTTGAATTCCTCCGTTGAATATTAAATTATTATCTGAAACTATGCCTCCGGCACCATCTGAGCGTAAAACTTGATATGTTGACCCGCTCACTGTTGGTGATGTTCCACTTGTACCGTTAGTTCCCGATGTCCCATTTGTACCACTAGTGCCATTAGTCCCCGAACTACCTGAAGTTCCATTGGTGCCTGACGTTCCATTTGTTCCGTTTGTTCCGCTTGTACCATTCAATCCATTATAAACCCAAGATATTGTATATGTAATGTCATTAGTAAAGGATCCATTTGCAACAACATTTGTTACGTTAAATCGGTATACAGATCCTGAAACTGT